GGAGTTAATCCAAACTTGGATTCTTTTTTTGCCCATCATATCAAGGCATAATAACTCTTCTTGAAATTTAGCACCATCGATGTATGGAAGTTCATCCCATTCACCTTCTTCGGTATAAGATGCACCGATTTGACGATTAACCAACATTATCGGTTCGTCTGCGGTAGAATCAATGCAATAATCAAATTCCATCTCCATAGGTGCAAAAATACAAAGCCTCCCAACGTATGGAAGGCTTGTACATTACAAATCTTTTTTATGACTTTAATAGCCGTTCAATCTTATCCTTCGGCATTGAATCAAAGTATAATCGCAAGGCATCGCCAACTACTTCCGACCGACTTACTTCTTGGTCTTTGGCATAGTTGACCACCAACGTATGATACTTTGGATTCGGATATGCTTCCACTTTTCTTTCAAGTGATGTTGACTTCTTTGGTTCTTGCATTGGGATGAGATTATATATTAAAAGATAAACCATCAAGAGGAATGCAATAAGATACTATTGTACCGCCTGTAGCATTTGATACTTGTAAAACTCCAGCAGTTGTAATTGATAAATAAGCATCTTTATAATTACCTCCAAAATCTGTAATTCTTACTGAAAACACTTTGCCATAAGATGGTCTAAAATCAGCAGGTAATGTAAATATAGTTTGAATAGGTGCAGAACCAGTATCACACAATATTGCTCCACTAAATGAAACAATGTTTGATGTTAATCTAACCTTTGGAGTAGCACCGCTATATACTGAGTAATTAGTTGACAATGTAAGTGTTTGACTTTCTTGAATTGTTTGATTTAAATATTTCAATCCTGAATAAGCAAATCCCGCAGATGGTGATGGTGCAAGTGCGCTTTGATATACAGACATCTTTATATCTGCGTGAACGTTTCTTGCAACACCATCGGTAAACGTAACAGGGTCAGCAATTGAACTTGTTACATAAGTTGTTGAAGTTATAACATACACTGAATTTCCTCCTGACAATGTAAAACTAACGGCAGGTACAAGATACAATACTCCATTCCATAAAATAGCACCTTCTTGAATAATATAAGATGAACCTGAACCCGTATTGTTGCATCCGTATAAAGCATAAGGTATTGATGCAGAATATGATTTGCCAACAATCGAACGTGCTATGGCAATTAGCATTTCACTTGATGCGGTTTGTAAGAAATCCAATGTTCCTGATTTAACAGGAAATCCAACCGATGTTGAGATTGAGTTTGTAAGTAAGTTTTTCATTTTTTTAGTATGGTGTTATTGTGTAAGTAAGTCCGATTGCTACATATCTATCAACAAATTTTCGCACTATCTGTTCTTTAGTTGTGCCTAATGCGTTGTATGTTGCCGTTTGTATGTTAATAGTAAAGTTAGCAGGTAGTGGAAAGCTATAATCGTTTATCACGAACGAATCGCTTACGTTGTTGTATGATGATGATGAGATTGATTCAATGCCACCTACACGAAAGACAATGACAGGCGGTGTGATGTTTGATATGTAGATAGGACTAACGCTTGGAGGGTTGACATACGTTGTGCCAAATCGTTTATTTAATGCGTATTCTAATTCTAATTTAGTAGCGTTAAAGTTTTGACTTTCATCCGATCCAATAAAACTATCAAGTATACGCAACCAATCAGATGATGCGGTAGGTTCTGCCGTTGTTGATGCTACCATACATTCGTAAACCGAACCATCTTTATACTTAACGTGCGCACCTGATGTGTATGTACCTGCACTCCAAGTAGTAGCCGTTGTATCACCTATCATTGACTTATAGAAGATTTGATACATTCGATTGAACGCTGATAATAAACCCGATGTAAGTGTCTTGATATAAGTAGTGCGCTTATTAATCGGAAGTAAATCCGATATAAGTTTGTTTATATCGATGTTAAATAGTTGTGCCATTATTCAGCTATGAAAGTTAGTGTATCTGTAAAGGTATGACTTGTTGTAGTTTCTTGAACTAAATATCCTGCACCTGATGTATACTTTCTTAATATCCAATCACCACCCAAAACTAAATCAACACCAGCGAGTACTGCTGCACCATCTAAGCGACACGATACTCGTTCAAACACAACATCATTCACTCCTTCTATTTGACGGATAAGTGTCTCCAAATCTGATACTTTTATATCACCACCGAAGTTTGTCTTGGATAAGTTTGTAAGGTATGTGTTCAATGCAGTAATGACATTGGTATTGATAACACTTGAGTAGATACCTTGATAGTAAATACTTCCTTCAATACGAATCTTATCAGATGCTGCTGATGATACAACGTATGATATTCCTGCCGTTCCTTTTAGTAATACATAGCTTTGTAATGCGGTTACTTCAGGTGATGTTAATGGAACAAGTGGCGAACCTTTAGCTACCTTAACTAATACTTGATTAGCGAAGTTAGTACCAACCGAACAAGCCGTAACGATACGCAATGATTCGTTGATGATTGGGTATTGAACCACACCGCCCACGTTGGTCAAGTATTGAGGTGTTGCGGATGAGTATTGGAATCTAAACACGGCATCTTGTATCCACTTTGCACTACCTGATGCTGACTTCTCTAAGATGTCTTGCATCTTTGCTATTTGGATGTCTTGTAACTGCTCGGCAAGTGACTGAGCAACCGCAAACGTATAGCATATTGCCCTTAATAGATTCCTTGCTGACCAAGTGTTGGGATTAATCGTAATGCCGATACTACCGAGTTGAGCCACTAACTGCGTTACTAAATAATCATTGCACTGCTGAACTGTTCTTGCCATTGTTGTTGTGTTAAGTGTTCCAAATTTTATCCATATACTCACGAATCAAAGTCGTTTGCATACTTGTTAATGTTGTTGTTTGTTTCATAAATGGTCTTGCAGGAATAGTCGATGCGTGATTGCGTCCTGCTTGACCGCCCTCGTTGTGTATAGCTGCGTATGGTAAGTCTACTTGCAATCGTATGCGTTGGAATGTACGTTCAACTGCTGACCTTGCTACCTTGCGTCTAAGTGTACCTGTACCGACTAAGATAGGGTTGCTATGCCAAGCACTTTCGCTTATCCCCTTTGGCTTGTACTTGTATTCCTTTGTGCCATCTATTCTACGATTGACTTCCTTCCACTTATACTCATCAAGTCCACCTTTCGTAAACGATTCGGCAAAATGATTCTCGGCTTGAGCAGATAACTTCATAGGTAATTCACGCTTAGTTCTTTCTAAGTTTGCTTTTACTTGCTGTAAGTTGAATCGATTCATTATAGCCATTATCCTAAATCGGTGTCTTGTTGTTTTTTTACCATCTCAATATGTTCATCATCGTAAACTAATACTCGTAGTTTTTCCATCAATGCCTTGTCCATAAACTCACTACCTTTCTTGATAGTTACGTTCTTAAACGATACTTCTTTAAAGTGTTCAAGGTCTGCTTCCCATTCAGGTTTGCGTTCAAGCATTCCTCTTTTGAACTCTTCCCATTTATCTGCTCTAAGCATTATCTCTTCAACAGGTCGGTTACGCACATTCCAAAAGTCAAGACACGCTTGTATCATATCAATGGTCATATTGGCTTTGTAGCCTTTGTGTATTATTGTACTCATTTATTCTTCTTCAAAGTTAGGTAAAGGTAATCCAAAGTTATCTTGTCCAAGTTTTGCAGGTGCATCAAAGTAGGGATGTTCTGCGGTGAATATTTCACCCGTCTTGCCTACGTTGTTGATGAATATATCTTGTCCTTTCGCACTCATCTGCTCGACAACAGGACCAACAATATCTTCAGGCGATTCGGTTAGTGGTTTGTTTTCATCGTGTTGCAATACTATACACTTGCAGTTGAAGTGGTTGGTTGGTGCAACGCTATCCCATATTGGATCATCAACAGGTGCGGTCATTCCGTCTAATGGTTGACATATATCACACGCATCACCGATGGCTGAGTACTCAAGTATTGGTAACACATCTTTCTCTTGCTCTATTCGTTGCCACTTCGATGCGCTATCTGCTTGTGCTATTGCCGTGTTGTATTCGGTTCTTCCCCAATTATCATTCCAATTATCATACGTTTGTCGTGCGATATCGTTGAACTCACGAGATGTTCTTACGTTGCCGTTCTCATCCGTTAGTAAACTACTTATTTCCTTGACTTGTTGATAAGTCTTAGCTGCCCCAAACATATAAACATTTGTTACTAACTCTTGCAAGAACGTATCGGTAGCAATTGCATCAAAGCCTACACCAAAGCCTTCTAATACCGCCTTCTCTAAGTACTTAG